GCTTCAGCATGTATTGTTTCAAAGGCACCAAACGTAACCCCCATTTTAATAATTTCTGGTTTTCTAAACCAAGAAGTAACTAAGTTAGTCCAATAATCATTTACTACAGTTTCAGTTTGGGCAAATCCTTTTAGGATTGAGCCAATAATATTCTTTTCTGTCTCTGATAAGTTTTGTTTCCAGTCTGTTATATCAGACATCATAGGCACTTCAGTATGTAACCAGTGTGCTTGTTGTTGTTTAAGCCAATAATCGTGGGCTTCTTCGTATTCAAAGGGTTTATAAACTATTCTTTCTTTTGTAATGTCTCTCATAAATTATTTTTTAAAAACGGGGCGATAACTATAGTATATATCATCAAGATTCTGAAGAGTTTACAAAGAAGTTTTCTGATAATTGTGATAGTTGTTTTTTGTCTTGTTGATTTATCTCATTGGCAAATGCCGGTTTAGCAGATGTTGAAGGGTCGGGGAGTTCCCTTGGATTTTCATCCATTTCTATATGACCTGTTGAAACATCTACATCTGCATGATAAGTCATTCCATCCATACCATATCTATTTTTCATTAGGAAAAATCTTCCAGTACCATTTACTTTATCTTGGGGTAATCTTGATAATGACATACAGAAATCTGTGATCATTAATTTGTTGTATGAACCAGCTGCTTTATCTCCTTCAACTACTTCATCTCTTGCACCTGCTCTATTAACTTGTGAAACAGACCATACTGGGATGTTTAAGGTGCGAGCTAGGGCTTTTGTAGATATATAAGTGTTATCAAGTTTTTCTTTTTCGTCTTTAGAACCACTAGTACTTTTTAATAAATCAACATAATCAATAATAATCATATCAGGTGGGTAACCTAAATCAGTTAGTTTTTGAATATGACCTTCTATAGTTGAAATTGAAGCTTGTCCTGGGGAGTATTCTTTAATTGTTAAAGTACCTTTTAAATTTTCTAAATATTTATTTACTTTTTCTCTATGTAAGTGGATTGTATTAACAGGTTCATTTACAAAATGAGCATCATATCGTTTACCTATATATCCTTCAGATAACTCTAATGTATAGTGTACAACATTTAAACCAAGCTTTACAGCGTGTGCACCTAGAGCAACCATTGTCCAAGATTTACCTCCACCAGGTGAACCAAATATTAAACCAAAATCACCTCCACCTAGACCACCCATCAATCTTTCATTGATAATTGGCCAAGGAGTAGGTATTACTTGACGGTCTTCTTCTTTGTAACGAGATTCTACATCTTTTAGATATTCGTGTCCTACATTTTTGTCTTGTCCTGCTTTTAACGCATTATCTATCTGAAGTCTAATATCATCAAACATTCCATCTTCAAGTAAATCAACTGATTTTAATAAAGCGTTTTTTAATGCTTGGTTTTTACAGAAACTAGAAAATTCTTGTTCAACATATTCTTGATCATCGTTTACCATTTTGTAAACTTCTTTTAATTGATCAACAATTGCTGTTTTTAATACCTCGTTATCTAATTTTTTTACCTCAATTTTAAGGAAATCAAGGGTAGGTGTACTATGAAATTCATCAAAATATTGTAATGCCTCTTTTACAAGCCATTGGTGTGCTTGATTTTCAAAGTAAGAAGGTATAATTACATCTCGAATATTAAGAATAAATTTTTTATTCTTTAATAATGAATGTATAACTTTTACTTGAAAATGAGGGCCGTATTGAGATAAACTCTTTAATGTCATAACTTATTTAATCTTGTAGTTTTGAAGATAAGAAAATACTTCTGATAACCAAAATTCTGTATTAGGAATACCTCTACCTAATAAATCTTTTTCATACATCCCTAAAAATTTAGCTTTATTAAAATTATAAGGATTTGTTTTTATAAGCTCGTCTAATTCTTGTTGATCAGCTTCAACTAATTCAATTTCTTCTAAACACATCAACTCGTAATTTATTTCTAGTTGATTTTTGAATAAATGAACGTTACCATAAATTCCATGTTCATCTACTTTATCAGTTGCTTTTTGGTATGCTTCTTGTAAAGTAAATTTTTCTTTGCCTCCTAGTTCAGGAAAAAATTTCATTAGTTTTTTAGGACCTAAACCTTTTACTCCTGGTAAGTTATCTGATTTATCACCCATTAAACATTTCATTGTAATAAAATTGTGAGGATATAAACCATATTGTTCGTAAACATCATTTGGTCTATAAAATTTCTTTTTAATTGGTGAATAAACTGTAACTCGTTCATCTACTAATTGTAAAAAGTCCTGATCAGCAGAATATATAATAACATCGTCTTTTAGTTTTTGAGACAAATATGCTATTGTATCATCTGCTTCTATTTTATCTATAATTGAGATATTAACAGGTAACGTTTTTAGATAATCTAACAAACGCATCATTTGAGTAGCAACTGAATCTGATTCTTCCTCTAATGTAGAAAATACATTAAAGTTAGTAATTCGTTTTATCTGACGATTTGCTTTATATTCAGAGTATGTATTTCTCCTATTTGTAATATTCCCTTGACCATCAAATACTAAAATAACTCGTGTTGGTTGAATTAATTTGATAGCATAACCTAATGATTTCATAAATCCAACTAATCCTCCAATATGATTACCTTGTGGATTAATAGCTGGTATCATAGCAAATGAACGTAAAAATGTGTTCATTGAATCAATTAGGAGCACCCTGCTATTTAGGTGCAGGGGCTCCAGAGTTGACTCCTCATGCAAGTTATTGAGAATATCTTGATAGGTTTTATTCATCCGACGTAGAAGCTATATTTTTAAAGTCTTCTTCGTCTGAGCCCTCTAATACTACTTCAAATGGTCCTTCACCTAAAATAGCTCCCCATTCTGATTGGTGATCTTTTTTATAATTGTCTATATCTTTTTTAGTATCAGATATAAATCCGTGAGGGGTAACTACAATTTTACCTGTAGTTGTAACGCCTGTAATGTGGTTTTTCTCTACGGCTACTTTTACTTTCTTAGCCCATTCTACTTTTTTACCATCTTTTACAGCGTTTACTTTTAAAGTACCTGAATTTGAAATGTTACCAAATGTTACAATTAAGGTTGAATCAAAGAACATTGTATTTCCACCTTTATTTTTCATAATAGGTGGTGACATAGGTCCAATTGGTTTTTCAACCCAAATCTTATTAACAGCAACTAATGAGTTAGTATACGGATATGATTCTTTACGTGATAATAGGATTTCTTGGTTGATAAAGTTTCCAAATTGAGTTGACATTGCACCTGCATTCCACTCATTATTGTTTTTGGCTTTTTCAACTGACATTTGACAAGGCACAGATCCAATTGAATCCCATAAAAATACCATATCCATCGGTAAATTACCTTTCGCTTGTTCATTCATTAGATCTGCCATGAATCCTGCAACGGCTTCAACAGTACCTAATTGACCTCTATCAGCATAAATAAAATTACCATCTACACTTGTAACTTGACCATTTTCGTCTTTAGTTAGATTAACATCTAATCCCATCATTATAGCATGGTCCCAAGACCATTTCATCTCGGTAACAATGAATACAGGTAAAATTCCCATTTTTTGGGCATTAACTGCTACTTCTAATAAAGCAGTTGTTTTACCTGAATCTGAATGTCCACGTAATAATGTAATATGACCATGAGGAATACCAGGTAATGATACCATTTCCTGCCAAGCAGGTGATAATGGTATCCATTCCTGATCTTTAAAAGTATTATTTGCTGTTCCTAAGCCTTTAGCAGCTTTAAACTTATCAAGGGAGAATGTTCCCTTTACAGACTTGGAGATGTCACCCCCAAGGCTAGCTTTCTTTTTAGCCATAATAATTAGTCTTTAAATAGATCGTCGAAATCGCTATCGCTAAACTCTTCTTTTTGTTTAACGTTTAACGTATATCCAGTATCTGTTGCTGGGGTTTCTTCAGTATCTCCTTCAGTAGCAGCATCTTCTGGGTTTAACCAATCTTGAAGTGCTGTTTTCATTTCATCATAAGAATATTTCTTATAATATTTTAGCAATTCTGGTTGTTCAGCTAACCATTTTTCAACTTGAGCATTATCTTCTGATAATGGTGATTGTTTTGGTTTAACTCTAAGTGAAGTTTGTGGATAAGGATTACCTTGAACTACTTCTACTGTCATATCTAAACCAGATACTACGTCTGTAAAATCTCCGTAGTCTTCGTCTGCAGCATAGCTAAGTAATTCTTGATATACTTGTTTTCCAAATTCCCAAAAACGCACACCTTTGTTTTCTTCACCACGAACAATAACAGGAGCAAATACTCTCATTTTAGGTTCTAACTTTTTAGCTAGTCTCCAATTATCTGGTTCAGATGTTTTACGTAATTCTTTTGAGAACTCTACGATAGGATCTTTTTCACCATAATTGATAGGTGAAATCATCGTTCTGTTTCCAATTCCGTAGTGGAAATACACTTCAGAGAATGGATTTTCTTTGTTTTCCTTATAGGGCACAAAACGAATTTGTGATTTGCCCATAGGAGCTTTCCAAAAATACTGACTTCTGTCAAATTTTTGTTGATTGTTGTTTTGACCTTGTGGGGTCTGTAGTTGTTCTAACTTGCTTGAGATTAAATCTAAATTCATGTTTATAACTTTTTAATGAAACGTTTAATAATGTAATAACCTATTTTTAGATATCCAAACTAGAATGAAATAATTTCATGTACTTTGGTATCTAATTTTTTTAACTCGCCACTGGTTGTAAGAAGGATACAGTTGCGATAATCTTGCCAATTTACTCTAAAATTCTTGTCTAATTTACCTTCGTTTAATGAACGAATTAAATCATTGAGAGCATTTATCGTGTATAATGTGTTGGATTCTTTTTTTCTATGCAAAAGAATAGTATTCTCTAATATGGTATCAGACATGTTAAAAGAATCTACGTTATATGTGCACACATATTCGTTTGTAGATTCTACGTATAGAACAAATATCTTGTTAAACAAGATTTGATATTGGTCCTTTATCGTATCTAGTGTGGATTCTAGTTGTTCTTCGCTAGTAAATGTGCAAAAAAGTTTATTTGCCAAATCGTCAAAATTAATATCGTAATCCATGATAAATATTATATATATTTTAAAGAATTATAGTTAGGACCATACGCAACCTTTACTACAAAACCATTTATTTCTAATAACCGTTTGATTTCTTTTAATACTTCCTTCCCATCTCCAACTGCATAATCGATTAAGAATGAATCGTATGTGTACAATATAACCTTACTTTGTTTATCCTCCAAATATTCTATGACTTGTTTTACAGAAACTACATTATTATGCGTTTCTGCGGACTGAATTACATAGTTTAGTATTTTATTTGGTGTAGGGTTGTGGATTTGTTCTTTGTCTAATATTTTACCTCCTACTAGCTCTAATTTTCCTGTAGCATTAAATAAGGTCCATAATTTGTCTATGTATTCATTCATTGCTTTAAAGAATGGTATCTCTTTATATTCTTTAAATACACCTCCATATAATTGTTTAAATGTCAGTTCTTTAGATTGTGCATATTCTTCTTCAGTCAGCTCGTCTTTACCGAAATACATGCGTCCTAATTGGGTGTGGACAGAGCCCCTGTCTAATGAAAAATCGATTAGTTTAGCCATGATTCTCACGTGATAAGCGTCGTAATCGAATTCAAAGAACATATCATTTTTAGGAATAAATGCTGTTCTTGAACCATCATTTTTATTTAAAGCAGCGAAGTTAACACCGTTAAATGAGTTTGTGGGGCGAGTGGTGAGGTTATATAGGTTGTATTTAGAATACACTGTATCTGCGTGATAAAACCATTCTTTTTCATGGTATTTGAAATGCTTATCAAAATAATCAGGGTGTACTCTTAACCCCTGTTCTTCAATTGATTTAAATACTCTAGGAAAAGTATCATTGTAAAATTCGTTTACTTGTTCTGGGATCTTTCCTCTAATCTCTTCAAACATTTTTTCTTCCGCCTCATAAATCTTCGAGATCGGTACCA